GCCACAAGTAGCATTTGCTTGTTATGCCCTCCAAAACCCGACGTTGATGAGGACCGATTAGAGATCATTGAGAAAGGCATGTTGGCAATAGTTTCGATGCTAGATGAGGATGCAAGAAAGAAATTAAAGGAACTAGGCATTGTTATGCCTGTTTCTTTGAAAGACTAAGTTTCCTGTTAAGGATCACATAGAGTTTGCCTAACTGATGCAGGTCAAATTGCTTGGTTTCGAATTCTTGCATGAATAATTCAAAATCCTCATCAGGCATCTTTGTAATTGATTTAGTTTCAGTTTCGCTACCCATTCTTTTCTTTCACCTCCTTGTAATTGATTCCGTACTTGTTCAGGAGTTCTCCGGACCTTGGACAGAATCGCCAGATATCCCACATGATCATCGGGAGGCGCAGTAGGAACGGTTTGTTTCTGTCGTTCATTCGCTCACCTCATCATAATCTACCAAGAGTTCCCCTTGCAGTTGTCGCACCCAGGGAGTAATCCGTTTTGCCTCGTTCAACGCCTTGATAGCGGTATCAAGGTGCAGGTTCACCATATCGCCCAAGGACCTCCAAAGGACACAACACTGTGCTGCATTATCAAGGAGTTCGACAACCTCCTGTAGTTCTGTTATCTTATGCCTGATATCGCGTACTGTGAATCCGATCTCCATCAATGCAATTTCCTCAACGTGGAACTGGGCCTCTTGTTTCCACGACTGACCAAGGGTTTCATTCCTTGCCCTGGTGGGATTCACCATTTTTCTTGTTGGTTTCTTTTTCAATTCCGTACTCATAATTCATTCATCTCCTTGGATACGCCTTCCCTATGTTCGCGAGTGGAACCCTCACAGAACGCAACGAAACACTAGTTTGGTCGGTGCGCGACGCAGTAGAAATGCCTACACCGTTATGGTGTGGCGTCGCACAGCGACTTTTGAACGGTCGAAATGTGCATTTCAAGGGGGGAAAAACTTGAAGGCAAAGACGACGCAAGGACTTTGGGTTATGTCTGTAATGCGATAACTGTCCTGTCTACAAGTAAGGGATGTTCAAGCGAGAACTGAAAACAGGCTAAACTAGTAAACCTGTGCGAGTGTCACCATCTCGCAATTCTTGTTTCTTGATCCCTTACGAAAGGGGTGGAGTCGGCCCGTTCGAGAGTCCCAAAAGAAATTCAGCATAAGAAAGACCATCGGGAACGATACGGGCCACATGACTCCTTTGTGCAAATCTGATTGGATTTGCCATTCCAGTTTGCGGTAGATCCTGCAGGACCTACGTTTAGAGGCCGTCGTCGCCTATTCGGTGCATTCCTCCTGTTCGCGAATCTTGCTGGATTCGCCATGTTCTGATAGGAATGGGGCAAGGGGGCCGTCGGCGACGTACTCATCGCCCATACCATCGAACCCTATTTGCGCAGGTCTGGCAAACAGGTTAATTCGTGGTCCTGGGGTCCAGGATCTAACTAGTTGGTAGAATTTGGCGGGTTTCTCGGAGTGGGTCTTATTGGGGGCGTAGAACACTCCTGGCATTACCGAATATTTATTGGAGGTCAACTCTCTGAACTGCCCGCGATAGGCAAAAATAACATGGTCGCAGTTCAATTCCCCTCGGTGTGCCAATATGACATGTTCAGTGGCCGATTTCACAGGCGACCAGAAGGAAAAGGGATTATCCTTTACCCATGTGAGCATAGTGTGATAGGTGAATCCCCAATGCTCGAGGATCTCAAGGGCAAGTTGGATTACCGGAATCCCTGTTTTGGTCTTGCCATTCGTGACCCATAGGAAAAGTAGACAATCCTCTGCAGCATAGTCGTTGATCGGGAAAGCGCGGATATCTTCTACGGACATCGTCCGATATGGAAGGGTTTCTTTCAAAGCGGTCCCTTGCATCTTACTTGGGACATTTCCGCCAAGTCCCAAAGGCCATGCAAAGTCCGCGACCACAGTTCGATATTTCATTCTGTGATCATCTCCGGTATCGGGTCCAAGTGTTCCAGGAGTATTGATTGATAGGGGGCTTTGTTCTCTATCGCAATGCAAAGAGCAAGGGAAAAGGAATAAGGCACAAGGGAACGCAGACTTGGAGATCTTGGCGCAAGGTATGAGAACTTGTCCTTGGTGAAATTCTTCCAGTGTGCTTTCGCTACAGGTGTGGTATAGCGCGATGACCAATCAAGGGCGGGTACTTTCCCAAAGAGATCGGTCGGTTTGAAATAGGGTGTTCCCCAGTATCCCCATGCGGTAGTTACTGTAGGGATTCCGAGGACCTTACGCATTCGACCTCTTGGATTCTCAATGACATAGTATTCCGGATCGGCCCCCTGGATTATCATATTCGTGTGATGCGCCAGTTGCATAGCGATTGCAAGGTACTCCTTATCGGGGGTGTGGTTTGCTATTGATAGATATGTGCAGTCGGGAGATGCGAGGATCACATCATATCCCTTGATATCTTCCGATGTGAGGTCGAACACGTCCTTTAACTCGGTGTTGGGGATATCCTTGAATTTGGGGTCTACATCGTACCTTACGACCTCATGCCCTCTATCGAGAAAGCCCTGTGAGAAACCACCAAGACCCGAAAAGAGATCAAGTGCACGCATCTACTTACCAACCCCCTTGCTTGGCTTACTAAGTGAAAGGATCGAACCACATACCGCACACTTGACTGGATGATCCTCTTTGAATTTTCGTTCCAATGCCTCATATTGTACTTGACATGAGAATGACTCTGTTGGAATTATTGTCCGGTGTTTTGCATAGGTTGTGATTCGTAATTTCTCCGGCCCACACTTGGGGCATTCAACTATCGCGTACACGGCCATCTATGCAACGGCCTCCTCTATCTCAAAACGCTCTTGCAGTAACTTGTAGAACCTACCTGTGAATTCCGTACAGTCGTTGCATACTCTGAAAGTGAATACCTCTTTGTTCATAGGTTCTACAAGTATCCACTCGTTGTAGTCGTCATAGTCCTGCCCGCAAATGCAACATATATCAAAACATGACTTTGCCTTGGTGAGGAACCGTTTTGTTTTCTGTACAAGTTCCTCCTCTTTCTTGTTCAACCATTCCAGTATCTTTGTGAGATCATCAGTTGGTAGGGCGTCGTCATATTGTGCAAGGTGTTTCCTTGCATATTGGACCTCTTTAAGAGAGATTGAAACTATTACCATCTACTCGCCGCCCTCCTGATTTTCTGATAATTTGGCTTTGAGCCATTTTATGAAATGATGCAGATTATATTGGACGTGTTTTGCCAAATCCTCCCGTATCTCTTCCGAGCATTCTTCCTCATTGGGACAACCCTTACAGTTCTCTTTGCAAGGTTCAGAATCAACCATCTATTTACCAACCCCTTTCTTTATCTCGTTGACACAATCATCCTTCAAATGGGGCCAAGGTTGAGGGTATAGGATTGGATCGAAACTTAGTTCTCTTGTCCATTTTTGATAATGAAACTCGGTCCACATCAGACTGTCTTGTCTATGTTCCCGTCGTTGGTTTGTGATATGGGGTTTAATGATCACATTCATTCTTTGCTACCTCCTTTCTTTGTCAATGAAATATGTGGGATATTCAACAAGTGTCCAAATGGGGAATAAACCTCATTACCCGCGGAAAAAACAGCATGATAGTTTCCCTTAGGACCAATAATCCAACCTCGTCCACATCCGCCAACACAAGTATAATCGCGACTGTCCGATATCGAATATTTCGCAAGTTTCCCTTTTTCACAATGGGGACAAATAAGATCAGTCATTCTTTACCAACCCCTTTCTTTGGTTCTATTCTTGGCGCCATAACCAAAGGCAGATGTTCCTCATCCATGTCACTATAATCGTAATTGCACTTGCGTTCTAAAACATCAAAATATGGACACGACCCACCAATACAACAATCTCCCCACCAAGCAGGGCATACCGTATATGACAATCTACTCCTTACCTCCTAAGTGTTTAAAGGCGAAAGTCCAGAATCTACATTCTTCCTCGTTGGGACAATCCTTACAGTTCTCTTTGCAGGGTTTAGATTCGCTCATCTACTCGCCGCCTCCCACTGCATGGTAGATGAACGGCGATTTCTTACCAAATTCAAGTTCGCGTTTGATACGCTCATCAGACATTCTTTCAAACACACCACAAGAATGATCATGCCAAATGTGGTCGTCGGCAGGCTTTCTGCATTTATCGCAACGATGTCACAGATTGCACGAAACGCGCGTCTATATTTGCATATCAAACAACAGTCAAAATCAGGAACGGAATGCATATACAACGGATTATGTTTTCCACTCACTCTTTGTTACCCCCTTTCTTTATTCGAAACGTGTAAGTTCCGCCGTTTCTCACGGCCCAACTCACCGCCGCCTGAAAGTCCGAATGTTCGGTTTTCTCGCCCTTGGTTGTTTCTGCAACGAAAGTGGTCATGCGGAAACCTCCACTTTCACATCGTCCTTGAGATACCAAATGGTATCGGTGTAACTCTCCTTTACCTCATTGAACTGGCGAACGATCTCTTTGTCCGGAAGTGCCGCATCTTTAACAAAGTCCGGAACCTTACCTCTAATGTTCAAGTGCCCGACCCACCATTCCTCCGGTACGCAACCCACGTCTTCCAAATATCTTGAAGCCTGGTATAGGTCCATTCCCTTGAACATAGGTTCTGTGGATATCCAGGTCTTTTGATCGGAGAACTCGCTGGACAGGCCAACGATCTCATCTCTGAGATTCGTACCCCTCAAGTAGGTGTGTTCCCAACTTGGGAGTGTGGCATTGGGTTGGAGTTTCCTTGATATCTCATTATCAAGAGTTGTGATTGTTGCTCCATAGAGAGGGCCTTTTGGCAGGCCGTGAGTATAGAACCCTTGACCCCAACACTTTGAAAGAACCCTGAGATGTGGGAGTACTTTCTTTTCATGTTCTGGACTGTCAAGGTAGGTAAGGAGCATATTGGCAGTATCAAGGACTGGTGGTGAGAAAGGATCGTGGGAACTACTCATCATGATATCCCACTGGCCCTTGTACATCGCACATTCACCAGGAGCCCATATGAATCTCTTAAGTTGCCTTTCAAGTTTGGTGAAATCGTTCTTGATCCGTAGAGGTTGATTGGCCCAGTCGTACCTTCCGCAGTAACAGTACAGACATCCGCAAGGACATTTACCAACCGCATAGTTCAAGGTCCAGCGCCAGAACGGACCCATTGATTTCTTGAGTTCTATGATGTTGTTTGTCAACTCAAGACCTCCAAAGAAAAGAAATGAGGGATATTGATACAATAAGGTTCGATACGTGATCTCTCCTTTCTCAGTTGATGATAGATTATCATCATGGCGAAATTAGCAATATCCGCAGCCTCAGTTATCGACGACTCTTTCTCAAACTCCTTAATTTCCTCTTTAAGCCGTGAAAAATAATATGATATATCGTCATTTTCGCGATAACTTAGTCCGTATTTAGGAACTCGTGAAAGCAATACTATCAGCAATTTCTCCACAACAGGTTTGAAATCCTCACTAAGATCCTCCCATGCAATCCACGCATTAGGAGAATATTTGTTACAAGGATTCTCGATTTTCAAATCAAGTCCTCCCTATACGACATAGATTGATACCACACATACAAGGGCATTACTCCGAATTCTAGATTGCAGGGTTTGCATTTCCAGATCTGGTCACTAAAGTCACATACTTGTCCACATTCAGAACATAACTTGACCAGAACAAATTCATAAACCCAAAGGACCTCGTTCTCGTCGATGGTGTTGCCGTACATCTCGCTAACACCCTTGACGTAATCCTCTTTCGAATATCCGCCCTCTAACTGTGCATCATCCTCTGAGATATCACCAAGGCGTTCTGCCCAACGTTTGACGATCCGGACGTGTGCGAACGATTCTCCGAACATGGTGGTCTTGCATGGTTGGATAGAACCAACTTTCAAAGGAGGAACGACCTTGCCTATCTTTGGTCCTTTCTTGAATCGAGATATGCGTCTACGGGTCTGTATCTTGTCGCCTTGTTGAATCTTATCGACATGGAAATCCTTGAACAACATTATGTCGAAACCTCCCATATCTCCTTTCGAACTAATTTCCGTTCATCCTCATCATCAATGGCCGCCTCAAGTATCGAATCCACATCTGAATGACAATCCTGTGGATCAACAGGACCATACACTCGAACACCAGTGGCGCGTTCGAACAAAGCGCCTCGGTACTGTTTAGATTTGAATACGACTTTCACAACCTCTCGTTTCACTGGAAAATCGAACCACCGATGATATGCCTCTGATCGTCTTGCCTCGGTGGGTGTTTCATAGATTGGATCAGAATCGTGCATTATGTCGCCGTTGTCCTTGGCTGTGATTACTATCTTGTATACCGCCAAGTCTAGGACCTCCTTACTGTTCCCTCTAATCCAAGGGTTTTCATTGACGCTTCGACTTCCTCAATATCTCCGCGACCATCCATAGCAAGGGATATTATCCTCAATGGATGTGCCCTGATTGCCAAGTCGTTTAGTATCATACAATGATTGAATTTCGCCATATGGAAATTCTCTATCGGGTGGCGTATCCTCTCAACGACCTTACTCTTTTCACGAATGACCGTTTCATAAAACAAGACCTTGCCAGTATTCCCCTTTTCCACACAGTAGAATGTGGCGATCTGTTTAGGTTGTGCATTATTGATCTCCGTTCTTAGAATGGTGAATCTAACCTCACCTTCAAATTCATAATCTATGTTACTCATATCTAGGACCTCCTGCCGTTGCAGCGAATGTGTTCATGGGTGCAGATGGTATCATCCTCTTTATCGGGCCAGAACTTACGCCTTGTTGTATTACCAACCTCCAACACTTTCTTGAGGTCTTTGTCCTTGAACAATGGTTCCCAAATCCTCGGGTGTTGGTCCAGTTCATATTCATCGGTCTTGAGGTTCTTTATCAGGAACAATCTGTGATTCTCGGTTCCTTCCCTCCTTTTCTCCACTAGCACGTATGTGTAGAAGTAATGGCGTTTCATTGAATAGTCCGGTTCAAGCGGACTCGGTCGTGTGAAATCATGTTCGCAGACTATCAAATCGATTCGACCTCCGGTTCTGTGGAAGGCGTAGAACGATGTTGAAAACCGCATTTGCAAGCCAACACCTCAACGAATTGGAGTTCCCGATCTTTCATGTAGGAGATTGTTTTCTTTTCCAAGGTCCCATTACAATCCTCGGCGGGACAATCCGCACCATCAACCAAAGCACCTGCCTTATGGAGTTCCAACAACCGCGCCTTGAAACTCTCATTTTCAAACAAGGTCCTGAGTCGTTTCATCTGTTTCGTACTCAACTCTAGGACCTCCCCTCTGCATGGTTCAATCCCGATACCTTTACGCGGGTCTTTCGCATTTCCACTCCATCTCGTGTGAGATGTTTCTGCATACGCTCATCGATCGTCTTTCTTTCCTTTTTCTTAGTCATTACCAAAAATCCTCCATTAAACTGAATTTTGCAAGATCCGTCTTTGAGAACACCACAACTCTCCGTGGAATCTTACCAAGGGGAACTGTCAACATACTGGCACGGCTTGAACTGTGACAGATCTCATAGGGGATTATCCCCATTGCCAGTAGTTGTTTCAATAAGGGATAATCCAAGAGATAGAACTCTAGGAATTCCCCAGGGGTTTCATCATGGGACGCGTATCCATAGGCATAATACTCGACGGCCAATTTCGACCAGTCGCCTAATTCGTTACTGTGCCTGTCCTGGAAGTACTCGATGGTGATATCCTGGAATCGTTGATAGGAGGGTCTACGGAATTTCTCCTGCAGCGTGAACACTACCTTTTCCAGTTTACCTTCCAAGGGTTTCACGTGTATCCTGACATCGATTGCGAATTCCCTATCAAGTAAGTGTGTTTCGTGTCCACAGGGGAAACGTTCGATCTGTAGGACTGTTCCGAACCGTGAGAAATAATCGTGGTACTGAACGTCTGCAAGGGTGTTGGCCCTGTCGGAGAAATGCAGGTCGCCACCGAACCGAGGACCATAGAGACTTACTTTAAGTGAATCACATTGGGATGAATTAACGGGGTCTTGCACACCGGAGGCGTCGCCTTTGCTTGCAGGCTGGACGACGCTCTTGGTGAAGGCCCCACCTGAGTCGGTCAATGTTTCACAGAAACCTCCTTAGTCCACCAATTGATTTCGCCATTCTTGATTTTTCTAAGATATGACTCTAACATTTGTTCTGCAATTGGTTTGGCCTCATCTATCGAGTTGAATATTGGACCATATTGAAGACGTTCAGGAATGGTACGATTTCTTTCAGGTTCAACAAGAAAGAATTTTCCGATATATTCCCTGTCCGGATAATTGGGATTTGTCACACTCCAGATCATAACATTTGCGCGTCGAGTGGATCTACCGTCTTTCTTCCTGATGATACATTCCAGGATTGCTCCATTCGGTTCATCAAAATCCGCCCACTCTTTCATATTAAAGGTGAGTTCACTCATGCGCTCACCTTACCAATCTCATCGACCTCCTCTTTCAAGGTCTTGTCAACTGGTTGGTTGCCAATGTGTTCGAGAATCCGGTCTTGTTTCTTTTCCAGGGTTTCCAATCGTTCCGAGAAAAGTTCCCTAACCTCATCTTTCACGATATCCGCGAATGTTTCAGGATTCCAATCGGTTATCTTTGAGTCGAGTTTTGCAATATCTTTCCTGGTCGCAAATCCCCAACCATCAAAGAGTTCATTCCAGTGTTCGTGCCATTCCTCAGATAGTTCTCTTGTCGCATGATGCACAAGGAGTTGTAACGAGGTCATGTCCTTGATATCGGGGTAGTGTTCGCCGATTCCAAGAGTGCTTTGGAGTTCGTGTATCATACTCACATAATTAGAGATTGATTCAATGTTCGTTTTAATAGCGTCCAACATATCGGTCTTATCTTGTCTTAATGATTCGATCCATTCGGTGTTCTTGTGGACATTATTGTTTATTCCTTCAAGGCTGAAATCGCCCGTCCAGTCCTCAAGGTCCGATATCCGTTCCTCGATTGGTTTATTCTCTGGATTCATGCGCTCACCCCTCCACTGACACGGCCTCTCCCAGAATGATCTCCTGGAGAAATTTTTCGTCTTTCTTTTTCTGTGGATCTAAAAGTTCTATTTCAAATCCAAAATCGCGGAACTCCTGAATGCCCCAAGAGCGAATATGATAGTACTCCTTACCGCTGTTGTCTTTTTTCGGGTCTGCATAGACACCCCACCAGCGCTTCATGACTTTCCATTCTCTCGCTCCTTCGGGAAAAATCCGAAGTCCGTCGTTTCGTTGAATTGCTTTCATATTATTTCATTTCCTTTAATTTCTGCATTGATTACACAATGATTGTAATTGGTGGGCATCAATGAACCACCTTTGTTTTCAGGAGTCCCTTTTCTCTGGCCTCTGTTGTGGAGATTTTGAACCGATAATACGAGCGGTCAGTTTTCTTATGCTCAACATATCTCCATCTTGCAAGTTCAAGCATCGCTTTTCTTAGAGTGGCACTATTCGGAACAGGCCATCCATGAGAAAGGAATTCTTTTGTGATTTCGTTATTTCGCAACCAAGTACCAACTGGGAATACGCCATCTGCATAAAGAATAACGACCTTACCCAGTATATCCTCATCGTTCAATGTCAGGGGAGGTTGCGTGATGATGATGGTCAAGGCGGGTTGCGTGGTTTCAACCGATATCGATTCAGGGACCTTGATTTCCTCTACATTCTGAGGTTCAGGAGGATTTTCTTGTGCCTTGTCTGATGGTCCCACTATACCTGCGGAAGGATTCTTACTATCCTTTTTCTTGGGTTTCGTCTTTTCATCCAGTTTAACCATTCTTGCATCCAGTTCAGTTACTCTCTTTTCGAGTTCTGATATTTCCTTTTTCGAATCTCGTTTCAATTTTTCATATTCCTTAGATAGATCTGTGTACTTGGCCTTCCATGCCATATCATCATCTCCTGGTGATTTACCTTCCAATCGTGCAACACTCTTAGCGGTCCGCTTTCCTGATGCCACGTCGATTGCAGTTGCCTCATCGATCCATATGGGCCAGATGTAGGTCTTTTTCGCCCACTCATAACTTACAACAAGAAATTCCCCAAGTCCCAGTGTTTGGATTGCCTCAGTATTCACTCCCAGACTCTTTGCCCTGGGGATCTGTTTTACTGTCCTCTCGGCCTCGTTCAACTCGCCTTGCCTTCCAAGTATCCAGAACTGCATCTGTTTCAGGACATCTTTCGAGATGCCTGTCACGGTCTGGTCTGCAAGCCACACCCAATTCCTACTTGCCCTCCCCTCACGAATGAATGTCACAATATCCCGACTGCAACCAGAGGTCTGCCCCTGTGGGATGAACCGATGCGCCTCATCGATGATTACAGTGATGTCAGTCAAGTTGTCTTGGATGTAATTGATCACGCTTCCTACCACAAGTTGCTGCATCTGAATATCCATCTTACTGATATCCAGGACGCTGATACCATCATTCAACTCCAGTCTATCCGACCATTGGAATTTTGAATGTTCCCTCACTAATCGTTTTATGAAATATCTGAGTATTTTCAAATTGTTCTTGATGTAGCCGCTCCTTTCGGTCTTCATCTCTCTTTCGATGACTTCCAACATATCGTCCCATGATTCGGATTCAGCAACAGTGTCAAGCAGAGTACCAAATTGTTGTTTGACTGTGAATCTCTCGGTGGTTTCAATAGAGTCTTTGATGACGATTGGCTCCATTTGTTGCTTGATGTAAAGGGGAATATCCGCATCCATACCACCATAGTCCCTTTTTCTTTTGGCATCAATGATAAGGACCGTACCCTTGGCCTCCTGGATGAGTCGTTGCATCGCCTTGCTTTTTCCGGTCCCTGTCGTTCCAGCAATGAATGTGTGATTAGGTTCGATTGTTACTGGTTTGACAATCCACTCTTTTTCTTTCTCTAGGTCCTTTGGTCGGATCTCAAATCCAAGTACTATTTCATTCATCATATGATCTCCAATTTCATCTTGTTTTTGCGTTGCAGAATTCAATAGGAATACACCACCTTACCATTGGGAAAAGTCCGTCCGCAATACTGGCACCATCGACCCAGAGAGAAACGTCGCGGGTGAGAACCATATCCGCGTTTGACCCCTGATGATAATGTCACAACATTATTCCCAGTGTCCTCAAAAGTACAGTAAGGGCAGCGCGGTCGTGGATTGTCATTCCAGTGACGAGTCTGTTTGTAGATCACATTCGCACTTGTAATGAGAGGGAGTTTTTCGCGTGTGACCAAACTTAGTACAGGTCGCGCCATTTTCTTTCGACCGGTGATTTCCCATTTCCCCTCTATCAACGAATAGATTAGTTCGGTATCTATGCGTATGAAAATGTCGTGTCCGTCGGGGATTTGCTTTGTGGATTCGTATAACTGCATTTAAAAAACCTCCAAATCGTGGATTTCGGGATTATTGAAAATTAAGGCGGTAATAGTGCAAGGATGCCCCTCGTAAACGGGCGCGGGGGAACTCCTAGCGTAAGAATTCGTTTCATACAAACATTTTGATTGCACATGGGGTGCAGAGGCGTTGATTTGACAAAGAATCATCGGGCCCTAACCTCCTGGATTTTTCCAACTTTGAACATGGAATGTTCGTAAAGTTCACAGGTATTCTCGATAAATCGAATTGAGAACGCGCCGGAGATGTAATGCGTGGCCACTTAGACGACCTCCTGTTCTGGAATGATTCTCCTGTAGATACTGTATTTCCCAGGATGACGAACCCAGCCTTTCATCTCATTCATCAGGAGCATCCCTGCTTTTTGTGGGGATTTGCCGATCAGGTCGCCCAGTTGTTTTGGAGTGACCTCGTCCATTTCTAAAAGGTCAAGGATTTTTTGTGAGTAAGTTCCCAATCTCTCACCATGTCGTTTTCTTGGGATATGTGCGGATTCCACTTAGGCAACCCCCCGTTCTTTCAAGATGCGGTCGATGTGGTTGATCTTGTTCTGCCACCTGGTGACCTCGCGCGGCCTATTTGCCCAGAGTTGCTTTAGGTACTGGGCCTCGTCCTTGTCGTGCAGAAGTTCGGAGTTGGATTTCCGTTCTAGGAAATGGACGTTCTTTCGGACCTTGACCACTGCCACCTAGACCGCCTCCTCTAGTGTTAGTTGAATCGGTTCGATATGTTTCGATTCGTAATCTTGTTGGCGTTCTATTGCCTTGCGTAGTGCAAGAGAGAATTCATACGGGATCAATGAACGCAGCATAGGGGTTGTGAGTTCGCGTGGCATCATACATTCTTTTTCTCTCTTGATGCCTTGCGTTCCTGTTTTAGATCCTCTAGGTGCTTTCTCCCAAGTCACAGGTTTGGGCCATTCCATCTCCGGCAATCGGCCCCATAGGTACGTAGGTTTGTAATGGCGTTCCCCCCAAGCAGCCCAGAATGTTTCAATAGTAAAATCGCCCCTTCCAAGAATGTCTTTCATTACTCGGCGCATCATCGCCCTTGGATTTTCCAAGACCCAGAATTTAGGTTCTATCTGGTCCTTCAACCAGAGGATCCTTCGAACTAATTCGATTGCGACCTTACAGGCTTTGCTTTTCGGTGTGTGATTTCCATCATCGGATTTAGTCCAATGCGTACTAACTGCACCAACCGAGAATGGTGTGCAGGGTGGTGAGATTAACATTACATCAGGACGGAACGGTAGATCATCAGGTTCTAATTCCATGATGTCGATAATAGTTGTACGAGAATCGTCTGCAATTTCCTTTATCACAAAGTAAGGTTCAATGTCGTATCGGCAAACCTCCCAATCCTCACTAAGAAATGCTTGCGAAAAACTCCCAAGTCCGGAGAATAGATCTACACAGACCTTTGTCAACTTGAAACCTCCATGAACTCATCGAGGGTTGCCTGTTCGGGTTCGGGGTTCAATGATGGGATCAAGGGGACTATCTCGCGAAATGACTCAATATGTTCTTGTAGGAATTTCATACTGCTCTCATGTCCGAACTGAAAACCACCTGCCATGTTTCCCATATGATGCCAATCCGAGAACCCACAGGAATCTTTCTCTTGTTCCTGCGCCCAGGTCCCGACCTCAAGGATATCCTGCAGTTGGTCTTCCAGAGTTTCATCAGGCCATAAAGGGTGTCCGAGTCGCCATTTTATCCAAGTCTTACCTCTGCGTGGATGCATCCAACTGATACCCACAATGATATCGCCCTGTTGGTAATCCTTACGTTCGCACTTGTGACACCAATGACTACCAGCACCTTGAGATTGTGGGTGTTGATGGAACGTGACAGGTCGCGATGTGGATTTACAGATGATGCATTTTGCCATTCACAACGCCCCCAGTAATAGGACAAGTGCAAGAGTTAGGATGATCACAGAACCGAAAGCGGTGAGGACTCGTAGGATGAACGTCCCGAAACAATCTGAGCAAGAGTCGCCGGAACTCAAGATGATGCCTCCCTGCACTTTGGACAATAGACATCCAATGCACCAGAGGGCAAGATGTCTACATTGGCAAAGCATCCATGTTCATCACAGAGCGAATCATAATCATCATCTGGGGAAAATAACGGAGGTTTCGATCCCTCCGCCCCATTGTCATGAACAATTTGTTTCACCTCGTGAATCGTATCGAATGGGTGTTGTATCCCACGATGAGTATAAGGTGACGGGTCCACGGAAAAAAGAGTTGTAGGTATTACTTGAACCTCATCAAGTCGGCTAGAAAATATCGTGGTTAGGAGGGGGGAGATGAGAGATGTCCGTTTTCCCGTCTTGGGTGTGATAGTCGCCGTTTTTGTTCTATGGCTCTGTCCTTGCGCCGCGCTATCACCGACAGATTCTAAGGCCGCATAAGGCGACAGGATAACAGGACCAACCCCGGGAGGTAGTCGATTCTGTTTCCCTGTCTTGGGTTTGGCAGGTGGATCCGTTGAGTACGTTGCTTGCTGGTTTTGTGAGCAATGCATTGAACCTCCTGCCTTTGGTGTGCAAGGGAGATCCGCTCCGCAGAATGGATCATTCTCTCGACGCCCTTGCTCGTCAGTTTTTACTTTAGGACTTACACGTCTAAAGGAACGTAAGTGCGTGAATATATTTCTCAACCGTTCACGCGCGGTTGTAGGGGGTTTCGCTATGGTAGGGTTGTTCACTGAGGTCTGCTTTGCCTGACGTCCTCTATTCCTCCCGTCAGGCGTTTGAGGAGATAAGTTGAATCGTGGCCTCTCGGGCCAGTGTAAGTGATAGTGGAGGTCCATGAGTTCTTTCATGGGGAAACCTCCTGGATTGCCTTGTTCATGGCGTCAAGGGCTTTTTGTCGTCGTGTTTTTGTCATTTCTTTAAAATCACGATATTCCTGTATTGGACCCCTGAGCAGGTTATCAAACACTGGATGATTTTCTTTTGTATCACATTCCTTGCAGATTTTGAGCGTTCGTAATTTGGAACGTGAACTTGTCACTACAGTGATCACATATGCACCATCGCAGAAATCACAACGCCCTTTGAAACAGGTTGCACAGAGGTATAACTTTCTCCGGTCGGTCATTGCAGGCGCGTGAGTGGATTTCCCACAACAAGAACAAACATAATAACTGGAACGTTTTCTTTCACCTTTTGATACTTCTATCAGTTCAGCGATAAGGTGTTTTGCCTTCCTTATTTGTAAACTCTGCAACAAATCACTCGCCCTCCTCTCTCTCATTTCGTAATTGTTCGTAGCGTTCATGTTTGAGAAAGATATCATAGGTTTTCTCGATCACTCGTAAGATCACCCAAAGAGTACCGAAAAGAATGAGGGTGGTTAATACCCAATCAGCAATGAATGATGCAAACTGCAAGTCACTCGCCCTCCTCTGGTCCCGCGGCGATCAGTTCCTTTCCGAAAGCATCAAGGTCGATTGGTGGTGTATTATCAAGTTGGGCCTCTTTCTGGAACTCGTCGCGAGAGTCCTGTTCCTGTAGGTCGTAATACTTGAGGCGTTGTGATTCTAATTTCTGTCTGAGAGATACTATCAATGCATCCTTGCTTTTACCTTCCGCCTTCAACCTCTCGATGTGATTTGCGTAATGGCGGTTCAGGTCCTTTGCATCTTTGAGTTCTTTCGCAAGTTCACTAGGTTGTTTACCTGCATAGAATTGGGGGTATTGTCCAGCGGGCATTATTCGACAGCCTCCTCGTCCTTGAACAATCGCAGTAACATCCGACCTCCATAGAGAATTGAGAATATCCCTGAACTTGCGCAGACGCAGAACACCATTATTGCGAAAAACAGTCCTGCCATAGTGGATGTGGATGACGCCAAAATCAATGAAATGATTATCACAACGATACCAAGGACTATGAAAATCACGAACAGTCCGGCGATGATCAGGATGGATGCAACGAGGACCTTAACTCCTGTCTTGGCGATGGGTCCCCAGTTGCGAGGAGTGCGTGGTTGGTTCTTGGTATCCTCATCAGGGAGATGCCATGCAAGTTCAGAAAGTGCGAAACCCACAGCGATTGCAGTTGCCACAAAGAGGATGAACTCGATATAGTTCAATGCCTTGTAGAATGCGAATAGGATCAGTACTGCGGTGAACGCCATGACTGCACCGTTGCGGTTGATTGTGAATGTGAAATTCAATCAGACCGCCTCCTGTTCGGACTTGGTGACTATGAGGTAAGCAATGACTACCACAAAAACAAAGGTTCCCATAATAATCCAAGGCATAACCTGCCAGTTCGTAATTACCGGATCGTATTGAGTATCCGTATCGAATACAACAAAGTTGGATAATCTGAAAGTCGGCGTGAAACTTGCAGCATCTCCAAAGGGAGAACCAGGATACCTTCCCTGTCCAAAGATCATGATATTGCAAACGTTTGTGATATTCAGTTCGATGGATGAATCAGTTTCTCCAAAGATATCAAAGGCATCGCCCGACCAACCCCCGAGGTTAGTCAACACAGTGATCCTTTCGATGTAGAAATCCTCATAGTAGTTCGTGGACTTGGGAATCGTCAGTGTGAAATTACAGGATAGGTCGGTGCCTGACGGTTTAAGAAAGTAAAAACCCCCACCAACCAACCATGATTCATTTGATAATGTAGGTAGGATATCCACTGAATTATTACCAATGATGCTTGCCTGATACCAAGTCTGATTGTAAAGTGTTGTATTTTGATATGCAAATGTGGACCACGAAGTCAGGATAGTCGGCGACTCGTCCAATGGTTCTTGTACTGGATTCAATACCGGATATGATAGATATCCCACAAGGAGCAACGCCATCACACCAAATACAAGGATGGTTATCTTACGATTGAAAGTAGAATCATCCATTTTCAGACCGCCTCCTGCTCTGGGGATTTACCAACCCGTTCTTGTTCACGCCTCTCGTTCAATTCGACAAGGCGTTGTCGTCCAGTTTTGTTCTCGCCACACGCACCGCAAGAGTTGAAAATTTCCTTGTACTTGTGGTCTGTATAGATCGTATTTTCAGGAATCTCCTTTCCTGTGACAGGACAGGGTTTTCCGGATTCGTGGCGTCTAGTGGATTCATCATCGGGCACATTTACCAACCCGCGTTCATGCTTTGTTCCACCAGTCCCGCCTTTTCCAAGATAGGTCCATTTCTGTTTTCCATCGACCTTAACCACATGATAGCGATAAGGTCCGCATTTGCCCACCATCTTTGTGATGATGCAGCCGCCAGTTACCAACCCCGCCTTAGTTCCGATTAGGGTTGGTAAGTCCTTGGAAGAATCGGAAACCTTCGGAACCGCTTCCACCATTCAGATCCTCTCCTTGTAGATGAGATACTTGTCACCGGTTGGCACGATATACAGGTTGTACTTTCTGAACCAGATACCTTTCACAAGTTTAACACAGAGGGGTTTCACAAACATCCCTTCCATTTCTGCATATGCGGGCGGTTGATTATGATACCATACTGCTCTGAGGAAATCCCAAGAATGATTAACAATCAATAGATCTCTTTCAAAATCGAACTGATACTCATCAGCATTGATAACTGTGAGATGTCCACCAAAATTCGCAGGATGCCAAGAGATTGCTTTCGTTCCTTTCAAGACGGTGTTCAGTTCCTCACACCATTTCTCGCGCTTTGTCAAAATGCGGGATGTTGGTGCGGCTCTCCCTGCCATTCCAAGTTCTGCAGGATCCGCCATCTTTAGGAACTCCCTGCAATCTCAGTTGTGTGGGCGGTTCCGAATTGCGGAAGATTACTTACAAGTAGGAACTCCTCAATAGAGTGTTCGTCTAAGGAACGTCTATGCAATATTGAATGGCATGAAATACAAAGAGGTGCCAAATACCATGATGAATCATTACATCCTTGCATTTTATCATGGTCAATATGATGAATGGAAAGACGTTTTCCATTTCGTATCTCTGATTTTCCACATTTAGTACAACGTCCACCAAATTTATTTCTTATTGATTCTTTGAGTGTTTCAGTGAATCGATGGCAATAAGGTTCAAAGGATTTACCTCCTTGCCAATTCGGTGAATTCTCACCGCTCATTCGTTCGCTATGTTTCCATCCGGTTTCCGGATGTTTGCGATAATGCTCTGTTGTTGCATTTCGTAATCGTTCTATCAGTTCGGGATTTTCCGCATATAATTTATTCTTAATATCAGCCATCTTTTGACGGAGTTCCGGATTCTCAGCATATCTACGTCTTTGACTAGCGGCCATCATTGCCCGAATTTCTGGATCGTCCATAGGATTCTTTCTTTTCATTCGCTCCGAGTGCATCTCTCGGTTTTTTGTTTGCCTAGAAGGATTACCGTCCCCTGTCCATCGTGCACACTGTCCAACCATATTATTCAGGCCTCCGACATATTCTTGGTGTGCGATTCAGAAACAGTTCCAATCAAAGGGTCATCCTCGGCGGGAGCAGCGTCGGCCTCTTTGCCATGTTTCTGAGTTGTATCCATCATGAACTTAGCATAACTTGGATGGTTCTTTACCCATTCCCAAGTCGCTTTTGTCATGATGCTGGAAGGGTTCTTTTCTTGAGGATCATCTTCAACAATATACTCAAGGATTACTAGAAGGTTATGTGGGATGTACGCACTACTCGACATTTCACTTTCTCCACTATGATTATCACACAATGATAAGTCTATACGCTCCTATATAAACCTATAGGGTTTTCATACAGTGAAAAGCATAGTGTATATGCATTATAGGAACTTAAAATAAACAAAACTGTCCTTTTCATACTGTGAAAACCATTGGATAGAAATCGACTATGGTGGGCGGAGATAAAAGGAACTATCGAGATATTACTCCGTTTACTTGACGGGCCAGAATACACATCAAAATTCTACAAATCCGATATTCATCATGAGGGTGTCGCTAGCGCACAAACAGTGAGTCGAATAGTCGGAGTGCTTGTCAAACTCGGCCTCATCGAACGTAACACAGAACAGATGCGCCCAAGGGTCTATCTCCATCTAACAGGGATAGGGATTGATGTGGCCCACAACCTCAAGGCGATAGAGGATATCCTTAAGGTTCAATCATCAAGTAGCCCGTAGCGTTCGCGTTCCGCATCAACAAGTTTCTCCTTGTCCTGTAAGTACGCCTCTCTAACATCCTTGAACAGTTCCGTCATCATTGGGCAATCCATACACAGACGCCCTTCCAAGTTGTGGTATTTCTCTGCTTTTTCCCCCAGTAGATCCTGCATCAATGCAAGTATCTTTGTCCTTGTTGTAATGTCCTCATCTTTCAATTTGTATCACTGTAGGTATTACGTGCATTGGCCTATATAACCCCCTAATTATTCCATTAATCCCGTGAAAAATAAATCAAGTATACGTAGAGACTTGAGATAAATAGAGGTTCGATCGAGTCTTGTTGGGAGATTCGCGTGAGAAAAGTAGTTTTTATGCTTGTTCTTTTAGTGGCGATGCTATCACTAACATCTGTACAGGTGAGTGCACATACCCTCCAATGGGGCGTAATGCCTGAGAGCCAATTTGAGTTCACAGCACATGGGGAACGAGAGGACATTGGAATTGTGGACCTTGACTATTCCCTCACCATCACCGCCCTGGAGTCGATCCCCGCTACGTTCGAATACGCGAATGATTTTCCAAGGACCACCGTATCTCTAAAGGACTTGGATGATAATTCAAATCTGGACATGGGAAATGACATATCCACACTTTGCTTTGGATCATACTCTGCCATGCCATTGGGTGACTGGGATTATCTTTCACAGGTCATAGAGGATTATTCCGTATACCATGATGTTGACTGGTTCAGGGAAATGACGACCTTCGAGAATACGACACACTGGGGGTTTTCAGAGCATTCCGAACATTCCAGCGCCAGAATATACAAGACAACGATACATCTCAAAGAGAATGGCATCATGGTATATTTCAGTGGCTCCCATTGGAGTTACACAGAACAAATCATGATGGAGGATGTGACAATCAAACAGATAGTCGATTCAACGACCCCCACCACCACAACGACTACCACGACCTCGACAACCACTACATCAACTACAACCTCCACTACGACCACTGATACCGCCGGATCCGGCACGACCTTGGCAATATCCCCTGAACTGGGTTTCGTCCTCATCCTGTTCATTGGGATAATAGGCATTGCAGCATTCGTGAAACGCGGGAAAACCCCCTCACCAGGTGAAACCCCACTACCGATTAGTCCCGATGTAAAGGTTCTGATAGTTTGTCCTTACTGTGGCGCTAGGAACGAACAGGGGATTCTCAAGTGCCAGACCTGTCAAGCGGATATCTAAAAAGAAAGAATGGAAGTCAAAATTAGACTTCCGAGGACAGTCCTCTCCGAAACTATTCACTAACAAATCTACTATACGGCAGTGTCAAGTTATTCCTTATCCTGTTGAATTCGCGTGTCTTTTTCCTTGAGGATATTGTTGCTGTCCCGTAGATGGCACAGAATGCCAAGAACATGATGTTTCCGATAGGAGCAAGTCCTTCTACAATAGTCAATAGATCGTCAACAGGATCAGGTTCGACGACTCCACCACAGACCCATTCCCACGAATGCCAGCGCAACTCCCAGACCTGTGATATAACCAATGTGATTTCCAGAGATGCACTCCTTTCGGACAGATTCAACCTGCGCGATATCTGAAAGTCCATCCTGTTGAATACCAGAATATCATCATCAACATTTCCGTCAACGAATACGTGTCCACTGGTCACATTCAGATGACCGTCGATACCAAAGTAATCACCCTCCGATACATTATCATTGGACCATCCGCTCCTATTATACGATGAACCAAATATCTTCAGAGTAAGGGTTTCATTCTCTTGGAAATAATCATCCGGCATCACTGCTTCCACTGCCACGAACCTGATATGGAACGCGATCAGGGCCGCCCACTCCAATCTATTGTAGTCATAATATGGTTCATATCCCTCGAATTTACCCACTGGTAAATCAATATAATCATTTATTTCACCGTAGGCACCGAGTGTATATTGCAGTTCAATTCCTTGCACACACCGAGTTGTTATGTCCACATCATTCTGTGCCTTAACTGGAACTGCAAGCAATAGCAGGATTCCTAACACTACCAGAACAAGTCCAGACTTCAACTCAATCGCTCCGTTCTTTCTCTTTTCGCAACTCATCAATCTGTTTTCGAAGGTCCTTTTTCTGTGACTCTAGATCATGAATAATCCGATTTATCCGGCCTATGGCACCCTCGCGTTCTGCAATACGGATATCCAACCTTGTGAATTCTTTGCCCATCGCTGTTACCTCATGAACTTCAACACAAAGTAAAGTATCAGCATGACCACAAGTATCCCACCGATCAACATCAGAACGAATCCAGGGTCGTTCATTATATCAGACCAGTATTCACTCACACCCGCCCACCATTCATCCACATCGGACCAGAATGTCACCTGCGGTTTGTAGAAAGTGTTATCCTCGGAGGTTTCTCCCTGTTGTTCTCCAGTAACAACGAGTTTAGTCATCTCAATGGTCGCAGCCACCTTGATCAGTATCTTATATTGCACCTTGACGTTTCGAACAGCACAAGAGTCCCAGTGGTTGCCAAATCCAGTAACATGATACTGCGCACCTGCGCCTAACGTACAGGAGGTTTCGATATCCACACTTGAGGGAACATTCAACAAGGCACTATCAGCAGTGAATTCCACAGAATAGGCATCGTTGCTTGTGTCGTGATAGTACATATTGAGTGTGGTACCTGGTGTAATGACGTTTTGTAAAACATGATTATAGTTCTCAGTTGCACTTTCATCAACAAGTCCAAAGGATCTATCATAGACAATGGCATCGAGAACACCTGCCCAACCTTCCGTTATGGTGTAGGTTGTGGTCACATTGTTGGCATCTGTAGTGCTATTGTAGACACCTACAGGACTCCAAGGAGCGATAACGAACGATTGTCTTCCAGCGATATCGAGAACTCCATCCTCGAAATAATAACCCCAATCACCCCATAGGCCAAATGGTATTGAGATCGCAGGGTCCTTGTAGTAGACATCCGCACTTGTCTTGTAAGTGATATCAAGTCCATAGTACATGAGGTTGTACTGGTAGACGGTTGTTTCTCCACCCACGGTATAGGATTTCTCCACCATTTTCGCAATGACTGGATCGTCCTCATCACCCAATTTAACGTAGGTATCGCCAATCTTTTGTAGATTGTAAGGATTGGATGTTTCAACACTCAATCCAGGCATGGAGATATCGTCGGTTCTAAGACCGTCTTCTGTTTCCAGGGCCAGAATGATACCGTTGACATCATAAGGGGTCCAGTTGTAATCCTCGAAATCACCATCGATATCCCAATCAGCGATACTATGCTGTCCCATGGGCGTTCGTAGTTTATCATTGGCATCAAGTAGAACTACACCCGATACGATCTCCCCTCCACCTGGATAGGGAACACTTGACAGTGAAAGGGCCGCACCCAGCATGATTAAAATGAACGCGACCGCACCTATTTCTTTTGTAATTTTGACCATTATAGATTTCTCCGGATTATTTTTGAAAGGACGTACACGACCGCTACCATGACGATGAGTGCTACAATGGCAGGTACCGCGTTGATGAGTGATTGAATCACCTGTTGCCTCTGCGATGCAAAATTAACGGTGGTGTGAGCCACCATTGGAGCAGTGGCATTCTTTGTGACGTGGTAGGTATACATGAATAGGGAATTTCCCACCGTCAGGATGATAATAAGAAAGATTGGGGCAAGTGCCTGTGTCTGTGCAAAGTACCTGAAATAATGATAACCAACAAAGGGAATGTCACTTGCAAGGATTACCTGTAATGGGTCCACACCTTGAAGAAAGAAATCAAATACCTCGTAGACTGCAATGTCGAACAACAATGTTTCGGACACTGGTGCAAGCATGATCAGCCACACCGATTCAGAGGAGGTATACGAAAAGGCAGGTTCTATGAACGCCACCAGGAGGTTTATACCCACCGTGAAAGCCCCCGATATGAAACCGAGGAGTGCTGCGAAAGTGTCATCTTTAAGTGTGACACGTTTATTCAAGCGGAATCCCAGAACAGCACAGAATGATAATGAGGCCGCCCAGATGAGAGTATATCCGGACCACCAATAAAAATTCAATGTAGGGTCGTTCAAACCCCAGACTGCTGAAAGCAAAGAGAACAGGATAAACATGGCTCCGATGAGTCCTGCATATCCTGGTCCTCGGTACCTAGTTCCTATTCTAGGCACCTTCCTATGGTGTGGTGAATCCCAAATCGCCTGATATCGATAATGCGACAGTGGTATCAACGTATGTCAAAGACAAGTGCTTTGACAACACGAGAGGATCAGTGGTCTTGACATCTCCATCCCCGTCGGTTTCAGTTGCGATCAACGAGTAAGAGAAATCCAACTCGAATGTTGCATCATAGGCCGATAGGCACATGGATGATAGGTCATACGTGAACGTCCACGTTCCTGCAGTGTCTGTTGCGATTTCTGATTCCACAGTTCCGGTTACATCGACAACGCGCTCGGTTTCACCTAGCCACGTATGTCTTTGTCCAGTAACGCCTCCAGTGAGTCCCACAGAAACAGTTGATCCATCAGCAACACCCGCTACGTTATATGATACCGTAACGACGGCCGTGGTCACTGTCTTTCCTGCAGCATCTTGAAGTGCAAAACTGAACAATGGTATTTCCGAACCTCGCGTGGATGTCTTATAGACTTCATTATCATCTGCATCGTAGAGAATGATGGTCATTCCGGTCGTCTTTGGCATTATCTGAGGTACTACAAAAATCACAAGACCGCCCACAACAATGGCGGCAATTACGATTCCGATTATTGCATTTCTATTCACACATTAGCCTCCTGAAAAAGAAAGGGTGATCTCCAGAGAGGAGATCACTTACCCATTGTTCCAGTCCCAGTCACTACCTGGTGTTCCCAAGTAATAGGCTGCTGAGGCGGTCCACTGGTACTCGACCATCTGTTCGTAGGTCAAACCTGTGCGCAATGCAACTCCATATGTTACAATGGTTGTTCCGTTTGCGGAGATAGTACCAACATTGAATTCGATCAATGGTCGTGGTGCGGATGCGTCAGCGGTGTTGTACATGAGGTCTCCCCATGAATCACTCACAATGACTGCGCCGTGCCAGTTGGTGTTATCATCGCCTGAGAAATCAAAGTTGGTCGTACTTGGTGATAGGTCGATCTTGTCCTGGATGGTCATGTAGATACCAAAGAAATCAGGGGCAAGAATCTGACTTGTCGCTACGTTATTGCTAACAATACCGTCCCACTTGATCCAGAAACCCTCGCTGTAATCAGATAGATCTAGATTTGCACCGGCAAACAGATCGCTGTAGATGTACTGGTAATTCACATCTTCCCAGATTCGAGAACTAAGTCCCTTGTCTGCTGCAGAAAGAACAACTCTGACCTCTGCCAGGCCTGAGGCGCCTGATAGGGTGTAGTTGTAGTCTGTGGAATCGTCCCAGGTCACACCGTTGATTGTCCCATCATAAGTGACAGAATCATCGGTTGCACGGATGAAAACCTGTTCATCAACTGTCTTTGCACTACCATCAGAGTTCCTTTCACCACTCATATGTACTACTGCATAACCAGTTTGATAGCTAGCGCCGTAGTATTGCAAGTGGATGTCATAACTTGGACCTATGGGATATTCTTTTCCGAACGTATACACTCCCGAACTATCACTACATAGCCGGAGTTCGTTCGATTGCATTTTCCCATCCCCGCTGGAATCATACCAAGCCGTGACCGTCATACCTGATACGGCCGCGGATGTATCCTCACCGTAAAGGGTTAACGATCCCTTGCTGGTCTGGATACCAAGTGGAAGGGTGGTTACTGTTGTTGGGTCGGTTGTTGTTGGATCAACCGGTGGTATGGGTTTATCCAGACCGAAGAAAAACGACCCAGTTAATACGAGGCTTGTGATGATGAGTCCCATCACCACTATTGTCGCTCCTAATACAATATTTCTACTCAATTTTTTTCAATCTCCCGTACGATATATCCGATTCAATGTGATCAAAGAAAGAGGTTGTAATGATATTGCTGGATACATCATACGCTTTTCACTATGTCATGTAATACAAATCACTATCTTATTAGTTTTACCACTGAACCGAGTTGTAAATCCAATCGTCTAACTATCACCAAAAGGGCGGAAAACACGTATCCTGATGCATCTGTAAAGCCCTCACCTTTCAACCCCCACCCCTTTTTCAGGTACTACGTCCCTTTTTTGCAACCGTATCCCATTTCCCCTTGGTACCAGTGGTTGTTTTTTTTAAAATTCCCGCTTGGTACCATATGCCTGTTCTAAGTGGGATCTAATTATTCCGGTATAGGGATTTTAAAGTTCGTTCAAGGTGGTTGCATCTGTCTATCACTTGCGCCAGGGTCCTTGAGTCGTGTTTGTGTGTGTGTGTGGGTTTGAGAGGAAGGGGTTGAAAGATTGCGGCGAGTATGCTATCTATTAGATATTCATCTATATTATGAAATATGTATACGTGATATGTCATTTTAGTGCCTCCGGCCGTCTGAAAGTAAATGTTTTTTGTCCAGTGTCCAGTTGTGGAGGGTGTAGATGCCCCTTCCACATATCGAAATAGATCATCTCAAGAGGGATATTGTGTTCTTTTGCAAGAGCGGCCTCTTTCTTGGCGATCTCTTTTCGGTTGATACTGGTGACATCGCGCTTATCATTGAGGCATTTCAGTGAGAGGACCTTTGAGGGGTTGCCATCCTTGTCAAACAGAACGATATCCGGTGAGTCCTCGTTCCCGCCTCCTGCAACGTGTGATATCCCCTGGATGGTGAGATATCGGGAATACACGTTCTCGAAAGCATATCCCATTTCCGCAACGAATTCGCCATGCTTGAGCCATCGAGAAACGGTATCCTGTGTCACCTTTCTATCATGTTCGTTCTTTAGTATAAGGGTGACCTCATCCTGTGAGATATGTTGATAGACGTAGTATTCCAATGCCTTGACATGGATCGGGTCACGACCTCTTTCTATCATCCTTGCAAGGACCGCCGCTCGCATATCATCAACTTGCCCTATGTAGGATGTTAGTGGAGGTTTGCCTTTCGATGGTGCGCCGTCCATGAGTCTACGTGCCCTTTGTGCAACTGTTTTCTGTTGACTCATGACCAGATTCGTACCACCAATAATTTTCTCGGTACGAACGATCTCTTCCAGTTTACTCACACTGTAAGATGCGTAACCCATTTTTCTTGCATACTTGATCAGGGCATCCGCAACACGTTCCGCTTTACTACCGGATAGCATTCCTCCGCCCTCGGTGAGTTGTGTTTGAGTTTCGTGTTTCCATGCAGTGTATGTTTCAAGGAGTTCCGCTGGAAGGTCAAAGGGAACACCGAACATGGCCTCTACTTGCCAGTTGTTAGTGTTGAATTCCTTTGTGTATAACAAACACCAGTTGATAGAATTCTCCATGTCCTTGAATATTGTTTGGATCAACACGTCACAACTGTTGATCAGGGGTCCAAAATCCTCTTTTTCGATGGAACACATATTGACGCTGTGTCTGAATACCCTGTTCGTTCTTGCATTCTGCAGTAATGCCCGTTGTTCTTTGCGAGAACCCTCTCCGGCCTCCTCCTCGGATTCATCATAACTCACTATAACGGTTTGTTTACGTATCTGGATCGCTGCAAGGAGGTCGTTGGTATCGGATGGTGTGCGGGCAAATCCCAGAATTGGATGGATCTTATCATAGGAATCAAATGTTGCTAATATGGCAAGCATCAGGAACATGGAAACCACACTTTTTCCCGTCCCTGGGTCGCCAAAGATACCCAACCAAACACGGTTCTCCGTCGTGATTTGAAATCTAAAGAGGCGTAATAGACGGTCCCATTCCCATCTATGCATCGCAATCCTGCTTTTTCTCCTGTCAAAGGATCTCAATATTCGATTGAGTTCGTCATCCTTTTTGGCAGCCTTTCTCAATCCACTTAGAGCGTAGTCATGAGCCATCTTACCATGTGCCGGAGGGACATAATCATCAACACATTCCATGACAATCTTCCGGATATCGGCAATATCGAGAGTTGGAGCGTCTACAGTGATATATCGCTTGATTTCCGCGCTCTCCTCAGACAAAGGTTCAACCTTCTGGGACCTTTGGTTCTCCGTAGTCATCGGTTCCAACCTGCTCAGTCATTTCTTTGAAAGGAGGCCACCCACCTTTCTTTTTCTCTTTCCCTTGTTTCTTATCGCGGCCCTTTTGTGCGAATCCTGCTTTCTTGCCAGCCTCCACATTGTCCTCTGATGTGGGGGACCAACCTCTATCCTCAGATTGTTTATCCGAACGATCAAGACCCATTCGAGATACGAAAGTATTCCATTGGTCGTAGTAACTATCGATGTTGACAAAACCTGCCTCCCGGATGGATTCAAATGCCTCATAAGTTGGTTTAAGACCCATTTCCTGACTCATCATGAGGAGTGCCTCACTGGATACATCGCCCTTTTTCTGAGCGCGTTTGATAGAACGATTCATGGATGATATCATTGGTATCAGAGTTAACTTAAGAACAAGGTCACAGGTTTGTGTGATGTGAATCGAAATACCAATATTATCATACATTCCTGGTGAGGGGGTAAAATCCCTGTGCATGGCAGCACGACAACCCATGACACGCTTGTTGCGTTCTATATCAATCTGTGAGAGAGTGACTGCAAGCATCCCCGCTCCCATGTAGACATTCTCTTTCATCTCCTCATGTTGTTTGTCATAAGCCATGCCTCATTCCTCCGGCATGGGTCCCGACATGATCCGATGCATCTGTATGAGTTTATTTGCAAGCATCAAGGCAGTGTCCTTATCAAGAATGGCACGAACCAGTACTCTGCGGTCAATGGTCTGCGCAGCATTCGGTCCACTCGCATTCTGTTGGAGGATCTTTTCATCAACTGGTGGTTCATCCACAAAGAAATCAAGATGAATATACCTATTATTCGTGAATGTGGTGCCCGTTCCCATTGCCATATGTGTTTTGAAATCATCATCGTATACGTGACGCAATTCAACAGGTCTAATTACACCATCGTTCATATCATACCACCTCTGGCCAGACCCACTATAATCCCTATCATCAGGAATGCCATCATTACAAACACGACGAGGGCATAATCAACATTCGCTCTCTCGCTCTTTGGCCTATTCGCCTCGGCAAGTTCCTTGATCATATTCTCAGCCAATTCAGCAAGCGCCTTGTACAGGTCCTCCATGTTCTTAGTTTCGACCTCTTCCAATGCTCCAAGACGATCCGCTTTTGATTTATTGAGTTGCGTCCTGGTGACAGAGTTCTGTTCCTCAAGATGCACTAGATGACCCACCAACGCCGTCTGTTTATCAGCGGTCACAAATTCGCCCTTTGTTATGAGTTCCCAGAAATCCGCCCAATCGAACATATCAAGAATGATTCCTGCTTGTTTGGTCGTCCAAGTAGTTGTTCCTTTACCTGTGACGGTTTCGAATAATTTCTTGGTAGTATCGCAGAAAATGGACCACATCGGCATTAGGTCTGTATCGATATGAAAACTCTTGAATAGGGTCTTCTGTTTGACCGGAAGTACCATATCATTGACCTTGTTTCTCGTGATAAGGACGATGTTGTATTTATCATCGCAGAGATATCGGTAATTGTATGACATACCAAGTCGCTTAAGGATACTTTCTTTAACGGCGGCAAGAAACGTTTCTTTTGCTGCAGGATCCTTGAAGGGGACCTTATCCAATGCTTTCATACCACTGATGATCTCACACGCCTTTGATGCAAGTGTTTCTTTCTGTGCGGCGTCAAGTTCCATTTGACTCTTGAGTTCCGCCGAACGTACTTTCAATTCCCTGGGACCGTGTTTGGCAAAATAACACATCGTTGGTATACTTGGTCCTTTGCCAGCAGACTCAATCTCCTGCATTTTCGTCATGTAATTCGTCCCCATGAACACAGTTATCATAATGGCTCCGCCAGAGATGAGGCCAAGGGGAACACCAATCCCACCGACAAAACGCACCGCAATTATAACGATGATGAAAAAGGGAGCCATGCCTGCAAGGAAACCCTTTGTCCATCGGTCGTTGTAATGGTCGAACGTGGCAGGGTTCATGTCCTCTATGAACTCAAGTTCGTTGAAATCATGCATTTTGGATTGTTCGCGAATATACTGATCAGGACGATACTCAAGGAGATAATAGAGTAGGAGGATCACACCGATGACGGCTGCACCGACACCTGCAGATGCAAGAGGTGATAGGTTGAGTTGCATTCATTCGTCCTCCGATTCCTTGAGTGCCTTGAGTCGGTCCATCTCAATCTGTAATGGTTTCGTTTGAAAGTACATCGCCAATGCCATAAGTGGGGTATTCATTAAGGTACAGAACACAATAACTAGGGTTCCAATGGTATCATCAAAGATAATGGCAATGATGAGGCCAGCAGCGATTATTATGATAGCAAGAGTGGCATAAACAAGGGTCACTTTGAAAACGCCCTTTCTTGATGCTAGGATTATTTCCTCAGTCGTATTCTCTTCCGTTTCCGGTTTGGTTTCTTTAGTTGTGTTTTCTTTACTCACTGTAAGATCTCCTGTATGAATATAATAATGCAACGGCGATGATCCCCGCGAACACCAGTATCAGATAAAGCGAGACGAAATCGATAACTTCCACCATCGTTTCCACTCCGATCAACCACAGAGTAAAGACCGTTAGAATACTCGAAAAGAATGGTGCAACGAACACCTTTATCGAGGTCCGCCTTCCGCCTCCCAACACCAGGATGAACATCAAACTCCAAAGGGTGTTGATGTACAGCAGGTAGGATGTTGTCGCAAATGCGGCGGTAATATCCTGAGTCTGGATTATGTTAAAAATTACAACCAACAGTTCTGCAAAGAAACTGTGGACTATTGAAAATACTAACGCTTGTCTGATATTCATTTCATTTGCCTCTGTAGTTTTGCTACCTCGGCCCTGAATTTACGGTCCATTGCCAAGAATAATAGTAACGAAACTATGACTGCTCCTACGGAGATGGTCATGATATCGCCAGAGATATCATTGACAACACCGTAAGCAGCATAGGTTTTGATGTCCGGTTCGCCAGCCGATGAAAATACAAAGGTGACATTCACTTGTCCAGACTCAAAAGGCAGTTCAATGTTGAATGATCCTTCGACGAGGTCATCTGAACTTACCTCAATTCCATTCTGATATGCAACGTATGAACAACCGAGAGTTGTGGAACCTACTGCGTACGCATAATCATCGGTTGTAAAAACTTGAAAATTACGTATTATAAGACTAGGAGGAGGAGCCTTGTTTATCGTTTCACTACCGCCGTTAACAGTGGTGTAATCCGCCTGATCCACTGTGATATAGATCACTGTGACATTCACCGAACTTGTGCCGTCCGTGAACACCACAGTGGCATTTCCCTCGATGTTGACGTAGGATTTGTCGAAAGAACAACTAAAGAAATCCCCCGCGTTGATGGTTATGGCTCCTGTTGCCATTACAACTCCCGATTCATAGGCGGTGAATGTAAGCGATGATGTAGCACTCCGAACCACTCTGAAACCAACAGTAACGGTTTCGTTATCCTGTCCGATATCTATGGAATCAAGATAGAGGGTCGTTGTAACATCATAGGATCCCCCTGCCCATTCATCATCAGAGGATGTGTTGAACTTGATGGAAATGATGTGTTTACCGATTGTATTGACAAAATCACTTGATAAAGAAAAGAACCCCGCGGTCTTTGCACCGGAGGATCGCAAACTGCCATTATCATAGACATAGTAATTGACATTCAAGTTGACCGTTGCGGAGAATATCCACAGGTTGTCATTCTCGCCGTAATAAGGATTAGAAAGTGCGATCTCTGTAATAGCAACGGTGTACGAATCGTTATACCAAAAGACATTAGATCCTCCGCAGTCCACCTTGAATGCCACCTGGTACGTTCCCGCAGTGGTGGATCTGGAATAACTCAGGTAGTTACCCTCCGAATCCGTGTCCTTTTGCACATCATCCTGATAGAGATAAGCAGTCCCGTTGTCGAATGATGTCTGAACAAAAGCGGTAACAACATCATCGCCAATGGAGAATATGAAAGATTCAATGGAGAACGCCGTCAGGGAATATTCATCATAGGTCCTATTCCGCCAAAGAGTTGTGATCCCGTCCGAGAGTTTCAAAGCGGCCCTTACCTCTGCCGGATCGGTGGAACTTGTACGTGTCCAGTTCAGGAAATTACTCCCTGTGGAGAATGAATCTGTGGCCTCTTGCACGTCATTCAAGTACAGAGTGTAAGTGCCGTCCTTTGTCATATCGAAATTGAATGTGACCTCGTTCTGCGTGAACCCGAAATCGTAACTGTTGATCGCAAGTGCGGTCTGTGCCACCTCGTAACTACTCTCGAACACATAACTTAATGATCCATTGCTGAACGTGACTGTGAAATTCACCTGTGAATCAACAGTGGTAAGTTTCGTCCATGCGATGTTCCTAGTCCCACTGGCCACAGAACCGCTATGAGTATCACTTGCGGGGTTGTTTGTGGACCATTCATTTATGACGTAAGTACAGTCCTTGTTGATCGCAAAGGACCACTGCATCATCGTGAAATCATCACCTGCCCCGAACAGCGTCACGGTATCCACGTCTATCTCACTTTCTCGCACCGTGATAGGATAGTAACTAACTGCGGTGTTTGCACCATCGTCCGCCGTGATAATGAATACGTAATCTCCATCGAGCATTGTATCAAAGGAATACTTGTAGAGCGTGTTATCCACCGTTTCCGTCATGGTGTAATCCACGTCATTGAAACCACTGGGATATTCCAAGGCGTTCAGGGTCACAGTGTAGAGATCCCAACCATCCGAGGCAAGGACCGTGAACATTACGCTCTCATCATCATACGGATCGGGAGGATTAGCAAATTTCTCACTTATTGTTGGAGGTGTTGCATCCTCCCAGAATTTCAAATCGTGGATTTCCCAAGAACCTGGCATATCTATCTTAAGATATGGGCTCCCTGTCAAATCTTGAGTGAGTTCAGTTCTCCAAGTATCTTGTAAGACCCCACCATCATCAATCCAGTTGTAGCCTATTAGATCATCCTGCGAACCATCTATGAACACGGTAGAATTTACAATGTTGTAAGTTGCATAATTAATGTCAAGTTCGGGGTCATAATTCATTCGCATATAGTCGCCGTTTGACTCATCATTCTCGCAGTGCAGAACACCATCAACCACATAGAAATAATCGTTCGTATCCATATCTGCGTGTTGTGAAAAAGAACTAAAATCCGCGATCGAATAAAATTTTGTATAATTAATCTCTAAAGTGAATTTTTCTCCGATTGCATCCAAAACAGAATATATCCAAATGAACTTGTTACTTGAACTTGAAGTATAAGTAGCGACATTCGCTCTTAGAATATGCCAAGCGGAATCTTCTGTTAGACCATGTGAACCATAGTGACCATCTACATAAGGTCGCCAGTTAACATAGGTTGCACCACCTTCCAAAGTTGCATTGTAATTCAATTCGTGAAAGGGATAATAGGTCGTTCCTATATCGGAACTTGTAGAAGTTGTATCATATGCAATATTGAAAGCAGCAACATAATAATTCCCGTCGGTATTCTCTGCTTCAAGGATTAATATCTCGCCATTTGAAGAGGTAGTATAAGTTATGCCCGCACCGCCATCATTAGTAATTCCCTCGGTGGTACTCCCGTCGTGCTGCATCCCAAACTCGTTAGCAGGCCCGAGTCGGAAATAATCAAAATATAATCGAACAGCCGTGCCATCCCGAGCCCTGAACCTGATACTTTCAATTGCATGATCAAACATGATGTGGCCTTTTCTTGTCACAAAAGTTTGACTTGAAACATACCACGATGATTCAATCGCGGTAGCAGTTCCTGCTTTATCATCAAGAGAACATCCCGTAATCTGGAAGTATGCATGATTCGCACTGGCATTCCTCTTTATCTGATATTCAAAATATAGCGACGTGTTGGCTGCAAAACTAGGAGTGTTAGTGTACCAATAATCATATGCTGAATCACCAGCGATATCCACATACATGACATCGCTATCCGTTCCCAGATCGGCTGTTGAATCAGGGTCGATATCGGAAACATCCGCGAATGACTCCGCGTAGTGGTCCGAGTCGGCAAGGGTCATGTAATCAACATTGATAATCACTTCCATGTAATCAACATAAACAGTCATATCAGGAGGGGAGCTATCTGCAGTCCACACTCGTATCGTAACCTGTCGGTTTGCAGCATCGTAAAAATCAGAATCCGTTTTTCCGCTTCCATTTTCCCATACGTACGAACCACTCTCTAAGAGATAATCCGGTGTAATTCCCGACCATGCAGGAGTATCATAATTATATGCTTGAATCCAACAAGTAGCTGCGCCCCTTTTCGCTCTGGTATTAACAATTAAAGAATTGAATGTTTCCACCTGTATATAAGGTAATGTAAACACTAAACTGACCCATCCTCTGTTTCCACCTGTGCCCGTTCCAGTATAGGCGGTTTCATCAACAGTTTGAGTATCAGTATAACTTCCCGTACTGCTATCATCTCCCGCTGTACCTGATGATGCCAACACCGTGAAATTACTGGCAAATGCATCCATGTAATGCATAATATCATCATCAAGTGTTTCACTGAAACTCGTTATTGATTCTGTGGACTCTGCTCCATCCGCAGCTTCCAGGAATTGGTTTTCCTGAACAATCTGAGGATCATCGTTCAATTCCTTTACGACCTGTACATCTCTCACAGTGGGACCCGCAACAAGAGGTGCAATAAATACAAGGATTAGTAGAACAGGCATAAATTTTGCCCGCAGACGCCTGATGGTCTTGTTCGCGACCCTTAGATCCCGCCTTAATATCGAACATTCATTTGCTTTTTTTGGAAATATCAATCTCACACCCCATAGAATCAATTTTCCCAGTAATAGAAATGGAATTGATATGACCGCCCATGTTAAGAACAACGATATCCAGAAAGTAAGTTCGCCAAGCATCGGGTCAGCCCCGCAATATGATCAAGGACACATATCATCGACTCCGGATTACGGATTTCACCACTAGACTGAGTGGTATTACATGAAACATGATTACGTGTTACTTGTTTATTAATCTGTCCACTGATTCACTACTGGGGCGGGTGGTATCATGTCGAAAGATTTATCGACATGCAAGGATAGTTTTTCTCATGCCCGATTCACCTATGTACGATTCCGAATATGACTGTGAGATAAAAGGAAAATCCATCAGTTTCTATCACAATACTAAGACGCATCAGTATGATGTTGTCGTGGATGGTGTGATAGAAAAGAGGATAACCAGGGCAAAAGGAAAAGCGGTCATTGATTTCCTGAAATTCTTGAATATCGGCGATTTCGACGATTAATCGAAAGGTCATGTATTCGTGGATGTCTAAAAAGAAAGGATGGAAGTCAATTTTTGACTTCCTAGAATACGAACGCGATATGTAATAGTTCACCTGGCTCGAAATTACCACTAGGGACCATCAATCGCCTGTTGCTGGTGATCGCCACGCGCCAGACCACAGGGAGTTTCTGTTCCACATTCCTCCAGGCAAGGACGTTGACGGTCTTGCCCTGTAACATGTCCATTCCCCAGTATTCCCAATCGGGCAAGGGAATGTAGGATTGATAATATGCGCCATGCTTGTGCGAGCCTACCTTCAGGACACAACCAGGATACACGGCTATCGGTTTCAAGTCCCTATCCGCGCACCACTGCAACTGCACACCAGAACCACCACATTCAGGACAGATCATATCAGGGAGCACCATACCGCGATAGGCCCATTCAGGGACTGCGGATTCTAAGGGTAGTCCGTTCTCATTTTCGTGGGAATACCACCCACAATAATGATGTATCGTAATTTTCATTTTAACGCACTCCTGGCATTCTTCAGTTTATACTTTAGGAATTTCTTTGCGTCATCCTCGCCTTTCCCCCTCATCCGCCCAATGCGTGCGACCTCATCCGCCACCACTATCTCAGTGATCTCGCCACCGTACTGTTCTGCCTCATCACGGGTCGCGAATTTTTCAATGTGACCAAGGTCGCCATTGTACTTATCCGCCTTGTAGATCACATCGCCAAGTATGATCTCCTTTTCCTCCTGCTCCTCAACTTGTTCTTTTTCGGGGCATTTGGGATAATGTGTGACGGTCCAACTGGTAGGATTTGTGCCAGTTGCATCAGTGTAACTATCGCCGTATTCCTCAACCCTTTCGAGTTTCCCCTCGCCTGCAGGGACCATCTCCCCGCAGTCCGCGCATCTCTGTTCGTATTGGTTAACTTTCATAATCATTACCTGTGTTATTATACAACACATTTACATATAAGGTTTGTGTTATGTGGCAACACATCGGATATCAAAGCCCCCATTTTTCGAATGGTTGTGAGTTCTAGCGAAAACGAGAAAGATATGTATAGATTGAGGGCTCTGAAATGCTACTAATATTCAGTAACCCTCAGAATAGACCAAGTATTACAGGGGTTATGGAATATTATAGGAGATTAATACAGAGTGCCGAGATTAGACGGTATGGGACTACCTACTAAGTATAAGAAATTCTTTGATGAGAAACTATCGAACTTGAGTCACTCATACAAGAAAAATTTCATTTCGTTATTACACAGACTTCCACCTCCTGACGAACTTACTACAGAATGGGTGATAGAGTTCATCCGGCGACCTGGTAGGACGGGCGGTGCGCTTTCTAACGATACGATCTGCCACGACCTCTTACGTATCCAGATGGTTTCAGAGTACCTTGGAGAGGACGTGACGAAAGGGATCACACGCCCAAAGAAACGGAAATTGACAAGAAAGGATATTCCGGAAGAGGATGTGGCCCTGCATCTTGTCAGGAATGCACCTAATGAGATGACAAGAGCATACATTCACATCTTTACAGAGATGGGGCCCCGTGCGGACGAGGGGCTTAGTATCCAGATCGAGGATATGAAACTGGGAAAGACGAACATGAGGGTCATGGATGCCATACTGGCAAACAAGAGAGTATCTGGAAGGATGTGGCGTGTTGAACTCACAAGGAGTAAGACGTTCACGCGCCCTCTGTGGTTATACCATAGCACACCATCAATCCTTGCATGGTTGAAATCGCATCCTGTAAAATCAGGCCCTTTGTTTGTCACTCTTAGGAGAGTGCGTGTGAACGGTCGATTGGTGCATAAAGAACTTGGTTATGGACAAATACGACAATATGTTGTCAGGGCGTGGGTGAACTCAGGATTTAGAGATCCGGATGAAACACGGCGATTAAAATGCTTTATTCGATTTCGCGAACAGACCGATATGGGCACACCTCTTGATAAAATCCCAAAGAACAACGTGGAAAGAAAACTGTTCAAACAGTTCGTGGCTAACGACTATCCGTTGCGCGATCTACAAAGGGCATTGGACGAACAGATGTCAAGACCTCCGATTCCTGGTGGTCGCCCGATTCATTGTCTTCGACACCTTGTTGGTACTAGATTTGCCGGTGAGAACATGGCAGAGGAAAAGATGAACAAGGCTCTGGGTTGGTCTGACGATAGCAGGTCACGAAAAAGATACATTCACCTGATCGATTCGGACATCGAGGATGAGATGTACAGACGTGCAGGGTTGTTGGACCCAAAAGATGAGAAAAAAATAGACATAGAGGCATGGATCTGTCCGGTGTGTTCGAACCTGAACCCTGCCACAAGTAGCATTTGCTTGTTATGCCCTCCAAAACCCGACGTTGATGAGGACCGATTAGAGATCATTGAGAAAGGCATGTTGGCAATAGTTTCGATGCTAGATGAGGATGCAAGAAAGAAA